GAAGTCATGCCGATCAGTTATCGGCACCATACTCTCTTCTAAACCAGTGGACCCGTAATAGGCATTACCGATCTCCACGGCTACCCGTGTCATCAGGTCTTCAAACTTATAGGCTCCTGTCGGTTCAGCCATCTGACGACTCCACTTCTTCGTCTGGTAATTTCGCTAATTGTTCTGCTACTTTCTGTTCCCGCGCATCTTTTGGCACTTTGTCCACAGGTGGCGTGATAGCCCGATGAAGTATGTTCAACGCTTGGTCAATCGCACGATGATCTGGACCACTGACCTTAACCTGGTCACATACCCGAAAGATTAGCTCAAATGCTTCATTGGTATTCATAACACTTTACCCCCTAAGAAAAAGTAAGGAAAGGGCAACATGCCCCTTCCAAATTGTTAATTATACACGAACATCCTGTGCAACGCGCACCCGGTCTATTGTCAACTCGGCATTAGCACCGGTTGCTTCAATCTGAGAAACCAGACTCAAGCACATAGCTGCACTCGGTATACTCGCAACCGTTGCGCCTGTTTCAACCAGAACACCGTTGACATAGAACTTTATGCTCGTAAGGCCGTCAATAACGAACCCGAGAGTTACATAAGTTCCATCCGCGTTGTCGGCGACATCTGAGGTCGCATCGTCTGCGGCAGCACGAGCCGTGACAGTGCTAATCTTGTCATCAGTTTCACTGACGGCATGGAAAAATCCAGCTTTATCTGACACGTCATCCAGAACACCAGCGGCGATAAGAGTGGTATCCGTGGCGGCAAGTCCGACGAAATACTGATCCGTGGCATCGTTCATCTGTACACGAGCCTCAAATGCGATCTTCGTACCAGCTACAGGAAGAACACGACAGTTAAGCAACTGTGCTTGTGCGCCATCGTCCGCTGCGTTGTGGGCACCAGAACTGACGACAAGTGCCCCGCCAACTTCAGTAGCCGACAGCGCTATTGTGCCGGATGTAACAGTGGTGAGTACCCAGCCCTCTGCGGTGACAAGGTTCGCCCCACCGAGGAAATCGTCCTCGAAGACGAAACCACGTTTGCCGGCTATGATGTCATCCATCGGCATCTGGTTCCAGATCGCAGGACTGTAACCGCCAGCGTCTGCTTGGGCTTCCTGGAGAATAAACTCATTCTCTAGGCCAACCAACAGCACGAGTGTTGTGCCATTGTCTGTTGACCTATCCACAGTTTGTAGTGCACGGGCAACGGCATACTTTTCACCATCTGCGATACCGGGTTTGTCAGTAAGTGAAAAATTGCCGTCCTCGACATACAAAATGGTGACATCAAGTTCGACACTCTGGTCCGTCCAGGCAGAAACCTTCTGCCCGCCCTTGACCGGATCGTTGATCTCAATGTTGTGTTGTTTGCCATTTGCTACCACGGTACCGTCCCACTCTTCCGAGATCACCCCGGCAAAGTGTCCGAGATTCGCAGTAGCGGGTTTCAGCACTCTCGATGCACGGGTAAAGTCTACGGCGGTTGCATCACCATAATCCTGGTCATAGCACACTGCGTACCCACCGCGAAGTGTTACCTCCGCGCCGGTATCGTTATAAAACGATACCTGTTTCTTAGAGACGTGCTCCATCTTATCTCTCATTACTACAACATTACCAAGTCCCATTATCAGTCTCCAATTAAGTTCTAAAGTCCAGTTAATTCACATCCATTATGCTGTGACAGTGTGCATAACAAATCCGACCCGACGCCTGTTGGTACACAGGTTATTGTGTGCGCCATCCAGAAAGACGGTGTACACATTATGCTGACCACGATCATTCATGGCTTCAGACTCTTCCATCCAGTAACCCTCATGTGTGAAGGGGACGAAATACTTGAAGTCCACACAATAGATAGGCGTATATGTTACACCTTCAAGCTGTGGAATGTAAATGACGGGCAGTCTATTGATATAGACCAAACCACCATCGTCCATCTTTATGGACCCCATGAGATCTTTGCCAGAATGGTTGTCATCTCTGGCATCGGCCAGGGATTGTAACTTAACACAAGTGTCACTATCCGCGTAAATACGCTTCTGTGCGTTACGCACTTTGCCGGGATCGGTAATACTCAGTGGGGCTTTGAACCTGGTCTTGATGAATGCCTTACGAAACTGATCGAGGAACGCATTGTCGATGTCGGTGTAAATTGAACACCAGTTACGCCACTTTGCTTCCGTGGATGCGTCAATGCCAGCACAAGCGGTACCAGTAGTGCCATCTTGATAACGAATGGTCTGCCCGACCATACCGTCAGTCGTGACAGCCGCGTTTGCCATATTGATGTAGTAAGGTACACCATACGGATACAAATCATCGGTTGCGCTGGTGGGTGTTTTCCATGCACGCTCTTCGATCAGATTGGCAAGATCCCATAGACCGTCAATCCGGCGGACCTTGAGCAAGTTGATGAAACCTTTCGCTGAGTTCTTATTACGCTTGATCTCGAACTTATCCCAGGAATAGTTCGTTCCGATCTGTGTCCACGGCACTGTGATACTATGCAACACGCTGCCAACCTGCGGAGCGTCAGTATCGAAGTTACGCCGGTATGAGGCGTTACCAGTTGGGTCAAGCATCACCCTACGCTGGATGTTTGGTCCACCGTCGATCTGGATGCTTTCCTTCTGATAGATACGACAAAACTCGTAATCCTCATTATCCCACATCACCTCGAATTCCTGACTTGGGAAATCATCCAGGGTTGATGCAATAAGGTCTGTAAGCTGACTATTTTTCACGCTCATTGTTTTTTACTCCAATTAAATATCAAGTGCTCCTAGCCGTTCAGCCACTTTTTGCTCAAGTTCGGCCTCTGTTCTGGGCTTATTCTGCTCAGTTGCATTGGTCGTTGTCTTTGAGGGTCGTAGAGATATACCTTTACCCCGCTGTTTAGCAGTGGCTTTAATTTCTTCCCGGATAGCGGCACGTCTCACCGGTTCTGAAATCAAAAGGTGTGCGTTCTCTAATGCCTCACCAACAGACATGTCGATGCCTTGAGCCATTGCACCGGCGATGATCTGGTCGGCTTTCTCGATAACACTGTGGCGCTGTTTGGTCTGGCCGAGGGTAAGGTCATCTTGGACATTGCTCGAGCCATAGAAATCGCCATAGTGCTTCAACAAAGGCTCCGAACCGAAGAAAGCGTCGAGTTCCCTGGTAAGTTCTTCCGGGTAGTAGCTACGCTGCTGCTGCTGTGCCGGGTTAGGCATTACCTGTTTACTCGCGGATACTTCTGTACGAAGTTCTTCCAGAGCATCACTCATTGGTTTTATCACAGCGTCGATCATTGGATCGTTGCCGTACTGTTCGCGGATCTTTTCAATGTCCACGAAGGGTTTTTTAGTCGTAGTGTCCTGTTCAGTCTGCGTAGTCTGACTGGTCTGTTCGGTCTGCGCGGTTTGTTCTTTAGTCTTCCTGCCAAACTCAGAGTACCGGTCAGAGAGTTTGTTGACACTCTCAAAGATGTTTCGCATGGTCGCAAATGCCATGTCGGGATCAGAGGCGGCGAGTTTCTCTATGTCCTCTTCCTTCCATCCCAGACGAACCGCAGCCCTCACGTAATTGTAGGGTATCTCTTCTGGGAGGCCATCCTCTGGTTCTTTAGCCTCTGGTTCTTTAGCCTCTGGTTCTTTAGCCTCTGGTTCTTTAGCCTCTGGTTCTTTAGCCTCTGGTTCTGGCTCTTTGATGGTGACCTCATCAAGTATACCTAGCCCCTCGCTTACTTTTGCGAGTAGCTCAGAGTTGTTTTCCAGGTCATCCATGGAGTTAGTCATCACTCCCTTTTCCTCAGCTAAACCGTGTTCTGCTTCTCGTTCTGTGTCTGACATAATCCTTGCCCCTCATTAAATTATTTTGTTAGCATTCAATGCCTTCAATTGTTCTGTCATTTCTGTATCGGGTTTACCATCATCCCAACTACAGGGTTCGTTAGTATGCTTGGCGATCTCAACAAGAGTCGCTATGCCATGCCTCGTCCTCTTCTTCGTGCACCCATTGGTTTGTTTGACAAATCCGGCTTCGTTCAAATAGGCATCATGTTCCTGGTAATTATCAAATACTGGGAACTGATCGTCTACCAGTTTTATGTAGGGAAACATACGCCTGTGTTCAGCCGCCTGACAGGGATTTATAGCTAGCGACTGAGAAACTATAGGTTTACTGTACTGCTTCATTATGCCCCACTCCTCATACTTTGCTGCGACTGCGCAGCCCCCATTTGTGAGTCCTTGTTCATCTGTTGCCCCATGTCAAGAATTTTGGGTGCCATCGGTGATTGCCCGTTCTGCATTGGACCACTCGGAGACTGGCCCGTTTTCACTTTACCCATATTCTGCGGACCAGCCATCATCATGTGCTCTATCCTGGCTTCCCATTCTGGATCTTCAAATAAATCTTGTACCCAGTCCCCTATTTCCATCTCTTCTGCAATACGAGTTAGGTACGCAGGAAGATTAAATTTTACACCCATTTGTGTCATCTGCATAGAGGCCGCTACTGCCGACGGTATAACATTGGTACAAAATTGTATAATACGCAGTGAGCGAACATTAGAGTCCAAGTTATTCATCGACTTGGGTGTCACTTTGAATGTGTATTTGTAAAATTCTCCCCGCCTCTGTTCGGGGGTAAGCCACAACTGCTGTTGCTTCCCGCCTGTGCTTCGTATAGTGATCGGTAATTCTATAAATGGATCATAATGTAGGTACCAACCAATCTTGCCACCAATTTCCGCTGCACACTTATAGACTATATCACGCATGTCCGACATTGCTATCGAAGCGTTACCTTGCAATATAGTGGCCTGAGTAGCGGTATCGGCGTTGCTCTGTATCCCCGCTATCTGGTCGGGATTGCCGGCGACATAATTATACCAGGTCTGTAACTGTCCGAGCATAGCCTCATTCTGCCGATTCTGCCCGCCGTATGATACCACTTTCACAGAGTCAGGATCGCCTGGAACCATCTCACCATCCATGGCATCACGCATGTCCTCAGCCTGGTCAGTTGCTGACGGGTTAAAGACGGCAAGATCTTTCTGCCTATCTGCCTGTTCAAAAGTCTTCTTAAAGATCTTGTTGGACATCATGTGTAAGTCGTACCACACACTGATTGGTGCGACTGGTAGAGCGTTATTCGGCACCGGCAATGTAAGGGACAGTTTCGTATACGGTCCCTCTTTTGGCCCGTAGTAGTCACGTATTGACAGGTACTTGTCGGTAAGTGTAGACGACGGGTCTGGTATGGTCACTACCGCGTTGGCGCTTGGAACCCACAATTCTACCACATCCACATAATCCATGGCCGAGTTCATGTGGGACGTTGGGTCTTGCTTCTGTGAGAGGAACTTGGAATCCTTCGCCATACCCTGCAATGATCCGCTCTGTGGTAGGGCCACTATAAGGTCATGGTCATAATTATCGTTGTCTAAAAGGTTCTGGCGGGGCACACGTATTTTGTCGCCGAGGAAAGCTGCATGTTCCCACTCAGTACAAGTGGGGTCTATACATAGGTTATCCAAATCAACCATATCTGTATACACAGATCCGGGGTCTATGTTGATGTCGTCCATGTAGAGTAGTTGACCACTCTCTGCTATGCCAGTTTTGAATAGCCCAAATGCGAAAAGCGCACTGACTATGCCGGCACGAAGAGTATCGGCAAACTTTATGCGCTCCTCTGTGGAGTTGATGCCACGGCCAAGTAAGAACGCATAGTCCTGGTGTGGTATGAAGTCGGTGTGCACCTCGTTTTTTGGATTATTCATAACAAGGTTTGGCGTGAGTACACGTACCGTATTGAAGATCAGGTTAACAGGCTCGTTCCCGGTTATGCCCTTGCTCTTGTGGTAGTATTGCCCGACATACTGTTTCAAGTACATCATTCTAGCGGCTCGATAGATGCGAGTGCGCCGGAACCCCTCTAACGCTGCCAGTTCTAATTGTCGCGGAGAAAAATATGTGGGCATATTATGCTCTCCCATTCGCAAAATCATATGTGTGTTTATAGCCGCTGCGGTCCTTTTTGTTCTTAGCCAGGGCCGCTTTTCGACGGGCGGCTGGCGAATTAGGCGGTATGGCTAACTTACCTCGCTTAATCTTAGCGCCTGCCTCAATGCCCCACAACGCCAACGAAGTGCCTCGTACCCTATCTCCGTGAGCAAGGCGTGTTGCTTTATCCTCTTCCACGAGACCAGCCGGGCCTATGTTACCAGTGGGGTATATGATATACTCTTTCATTTCGTCCAAACATTTATCAGACGGCTCAATATATTTTCCAGTCTCAAATAATCTCAGATATTTATCCATCACCAATCTGTTGTTGGGCACACTATTCTGCCAGCCGTACTTACGGGTTTTCTTTTCGCTAAATGTACCAACCTGCTTGTCAAAGTAGTAAAACGGATACCTGTATATTTTTACTAATGATCTGCCTAAATCCCACCCGGCACCATTCTTTTCCCAAATTAGAAATGGCAATCTCCTCGGGTTCCTTCCACCACACCACAATGCCACTGCAACAATAACCCTGGCTAACTCATAGGCGGGAGTGTTGGCATCTGCCCACTCCGCTATCTTGTCACCCGTTTGATCGCACAGTATTTCCAATGTAGAGTTACTCGCCCCCTGTCCCTTCGACACGTCAATCCCGATGGTATAGGTATTCCGTTGGTCTGGTCGTCCGCCGACTAACGGTACAAATATGGACATGGCGCGTGATTTACCTGTTCTGCTACATTTCACGTCGGCCTTCCAGTTATTCCTCTGTATCACTTTGTGCATGGAGTCATCGGAGATCTTCGGGTCTAATGAGACGCATATCGTGGTATGCGGTCTACGAGAGAACAGCGTCCTATGCTTCTCAACCATCTGGGGAGAGAAGTATACCTCTCCAGACTCCAAGTCGTTCATGTCAACTTCTTGGGCCATGGTCTTGCTTGAACGTCGCTCGTCTTCGCTATCATACCACGGTGACCTTATCTTAAACTCACCGGTAATCGCATCGGTGGAAACATACCTACCGGCACCCTTCTCTGGATGTTCATACCAGGGCAGCACAAACACTTTTATCTTACCAGAGTTTATCCATCTGGAATACTCGGTGTGCGCACCCGCCGGCGTAGAGTTTACTATTCTGCACGGTGCCACGTCAGCCGTAGCTGATCGCATCTTTGTGCCGTACTCGACCTTTGCAAATTCGTCAAGTAATATGGCTTTACGCCTATCACCAGACGCCGCGTGTTCAGTCGTGGACTCACCGTCTATACAGCCGCCAGTGATTATGTTCTTCATGTGCATCTTGGTTCTATATTTTCCACCTATTGCAATTCCCGGTGGTATCATCCACTCTGGTAACCACTCGTTGATATAGTCATGTTTTTGGAATAATGCTTTCATGTTACCAGTCTGGTCTACAAATTCGCGTACACGAGATAATTCCAACAACTGTGGTCCCTGCTCATCAAATAACCACTCGTGATGAAACACGCCAAGGCTTGACCAAGAAGCGCCCATATCTCTGGACTTCTTTATACCAAGGTCATGCCCCTCGTTGATAGCGCGCCCTATTTCATCTATAAATAAATCCTGAACGTCCCAAGTTATAAATGGCCAATGCGGATTGGTGGACGGATGCGCCTCGCCAGTAACCGGGTCAATATCAAACTGTTTATAAGTCCATACAAAAGCATTGAACCAAAATAACCTCGACGCTGCACATGCAGCCATCAGGTCATTACGAAATCCTTTATCCGTCTCAGCTTCCCGTAGAATAGTTTCTCTATACCTGAGATTGGCCCCCAACCTCTTCGGCACTTTCAACCCGGTAACCGGGCAAGTCCAGAATTCTCTTCCCTTAGGGAATGGCGAAGATAGTTTTGGTTTAAGATTTTGAGTCATCCGCCGCCTTGTTTATAAACTTTGAAGACTGCTCGCGGACACGATCAGCGATATGGGCCTTCTCACCTATGGAGGTAACAGTTGGTGTCGCTTTACCTTCGACACGATCCAACAGAACACCAATTGCCCAATGGTTTGGTAAATGCTCGGTAACCTTGACTGAATCGTCAGCCAATACCTTTGTGGTCTTATACCCAAGTGCCTCCCGCCACAACATTCTTGCGAGGGCTTCTGCTTTTGAAGTTAATCTTAGGATAGAGGCAGCGTCGTTCTCGTCCACCTTGACGAATTCCGTCTCTTCCAAGGCTATGTTTCGCAACTGATCGGTAAACAGATTCTTAAACTTTGTCTTAGTGGTCATCTTACATATTCCTTAGTAATCTGTCGCATAGGTATAAATCGCATACCACTTGTATCTGGTCAGCCGGCACGACGAAGTTTAGTGTCGCGTCAACGAGCGACACAAGTATGCCAACTACTTCTCCATTCTTGTTGTAGACGGGTCCGCCAGAATTACCTGGATAGGCGGGGCTACATGTTTGGTACATCCGCTTATTATAGCGGCCCCCTAACCTACGATCAGTGTTAGCAATTATACCGCAGGTCAATGAATTTGTAAACACCCCGTAAGGCGCACCGCAAATATAAACTGTATCCCCGACATCCGGTGTAGTTGGAGCAAGGGATACAGTAGGCAAGGGGGCGGGGGAATTAAGATAGATTATACCAACGTCTGTATAATCTGAACTAAACCAGTCCACAGTTTTATGCTCTACGCCGTTGTGGTCTATTACACAAACAGCCTCGGCACCGTCTAGAACATGTTTCGCTGTTACGATCATTCCTCTGTTGTCAAATAAGAATCCAGATCCCGTACATTGGGTCTGAACTGGTACACCATGCAAGACCTTTGTTCTGGTAGCTCGTATGGTGACCGTGGCCTGGATCATAGTCGCTATCGGTACCACGTGTTTCCGCTGTACACGAGTAACAACTATGGGCGTTGCTGGTTCATGGAATGCCGCAAGCATAAATGGCATCACGAGGGAAAGCATCACAACACAGAACAAGACGTATATCTTTCTCTCCAAGCGAGGGAATTTGCGCCAGAGCAATTCGGCCTTCACCATTACGTCTATATTCTTCATAGCAGCCTCTTAAATGTTCGCTCGGGAGATGCACACGTCATCACCGGCAGCAGTGGTGCTCATATGGAGCGTAGTGTACCCGATGGGGATTTCAATGCCGATCTGTTGGTTCGGTGGAATTGTCCATAAGACATTCGCGGCACCTGTCGCATCTGCGATACCCAAGGAGGTGACACCAGTGCCAATGGCCTGTACCCAATATCGGCCACCAGCCACCACTGTAAGAGTATAATCAGTTGTGTCTGCGACCATGTCTTTAATCTGCCCAGAAGCGAGTTCCGGGAGTCTAAATTCCTCTGCGGGGCTTATTCGTTTCCCTGCGGCATTCGATAAGAATGTGTCCATTATACTGTCTCCATAAGTTTATTGTATCAATCGTATGCAAGTACACCTGGCATAGTCCGTGATAATAACGCGGTCAATCTCAATACCCCACGGCTCGGCCTCTTCGTTTAGCTCCGTCATTATGCCATCTGCCAGATGGCCGTCCCCGCCTACCCTGTTAGCAATAATCCCCATGGCAAGATTTGGCAAGCTCACGTCGTAGTCCTGCACGTTATACAAAGCCTCTTTGGGGTCTATCACATGATACCCTATCACACCGGAGACAGCTATAATGTCCCCTGTTTCTGTGGTTACATACTGGTTTGGTAGGTCTATAAACTGTGGCGATATATTGACTATCTCCATTGTAGTAATCATAGGCCAGTACCAGTACAGGCCGGGATCAAGATTCTCTTTCCACTCACCGCCTGTGACGCGCACGCCCTTCTCGTCCGGTTGGACGATCTTGAACCTGGGACACCAACAGAAGATGATGTCAAATAACTTGGTGATGAACTCAGTCATCCTTAATCCTTGTCAAGTACCGCCAGGATAGCCTCTTGTGGTACGATAAACGTATTTTCCTCACCCGGAATCTCTGGAAAGGCGTGTCGGCCTATGAAATATATGAGAACTTTCGCCCCAACAGTGACCCCGAGGTACTTGGCGATCTCTTCGCCGG